ACTGTGAGCATTGCAGAAGAAATTCTAAAGGAACGCCGGAAGAGAGACTTCGTATCTCAGTCTGGTGTTAAGTATCGCTCAGGACGATACCCCTATGGCAGCGGTGAGAACCCGTTTCAGCATGATCCTCATGCGCTTTTGACCCAAGCGCGAGCTTTGCAGGAAAAAGGTCTTTCCGATGATGAAATTGCTGCAAGGTTAGGCTTTAAAGATAAGAACGGTAACTATTCGACTGGTTTTTATAGAAGTGCTTTGTCTAGTGCTTATACTTCAAATCCAGCCGAACTGCTGAGTCAGGTGGATACCTATAAGCAGCAAGGTCTTGGCGAAAAACAGATAGCAGAAAAGATGGGTCTCACCTATTCAAATGGTGAAGCTTCTTCTACTTTATATCGACGTGCCGTTCGTTATGCTAGTCATAAAGAACGCCAAGCCCTAGCGACCCAAGCTGAAAAGTTAAGAGCTGAAGGAAAAAGTCTTAATGAGATAGCTAAAGAAATGGGATTTGCTAACGATTCTTCTGTAAGAACTCTTTTAAATCAGAATACCAAGTCTAACAAAGAGAAGGCGTTCAATGTTGCACAGCAGTTAAAAGAAGAAGTTGATAAAAAGGGCGCTATAGACGTTGGCGATAAGTCGGAATTGTCGATTGGTTGTAGTAAAGGGACACTTGAAGAAGCGCTTTGGATACTACAGACTGAGAATCCTGATTATGTTATCGAGGGTATAGGCGTTCCTATAACTAATAATAAAGGCAAAAAGATAAATGTAGAGGTGCTGCATAAACCAGAAATCACAAGTCAGCAGCTTTACGATGATAGAAGCTTAATACAGCCGCTTGGCGATTTTCACTCTTCAGATGGCGGCAACACAATAGATAAGCTACAATATCCGAGCAGCATAGACTCCAGTCGAGTAATGATAAATTACGGTGACCAAGGCGGGTCTAGCAAAGATGGTGTTATAGAGATAAGGCCGGGCGTCGCAGATTTAAGTTTGGGTAATTCGCACTATGCGCAGGTGCGAATTATGGTTGATAATAGTCATTATCTCAAAGGCATGGCTATGTACGCGGACGATTTACCAGACGGGGTAGATGTACGCTTCAATACAAACAAAAAATCTGGAACCCCTATGTGCGGGGATAAGGATAACACCGTTTTGAAACCTATCAAGAGTAACGAGTATGATCCCAACAACCCATTCGGAGCAGCTATTAAAGCTAATGGCCAAAGCTGGTATGATGACCCGGAAACTGGCGAGAGGAAACTGAGCGCTGTGAATAAGTTGAAAGAAGAAGGCGATTGGAACGAACAGCAGGATACGCTTTCTTCTCAGTTCTTATCAAAACAGCCAATGAAGTTGATTAATAATCAATTAAATGTAACGTACTCTAGTTATGAAGACCAGTTTTCTGAAATAGAAAAACTTGAAAATCCGACAGTCCGGAAACAAGAGCTTCTTGATTTTGCTGGAAAATGTGATTCGGCTTCAGTCCACCTTAAAGCTGCTGCTTTACCAAGGCAAAAATGGGAAGTTATACTACCAGTTGATGAGCTCAAGAACGAGGATGATGACGGCGTTAACGAGATATATGCTCAGAATTTTAAAAATGGCGAAAAAGTTGCTTTAATACGTTATCCTCACGCTGGACTTTTTGAAATACCGATATGTACCGTCAACAATAATAACGAAGCTGCAAAGAAACGCCTTGGACAAGCTCAAGACGCTGTCGGAATAAATTCGAAAGTTGCAGAAAGACTTTCAGGTGCGGACTTTGACGGCGATACCGTATTAGTTATACCAATTAGTGATAGTGTTGCCATAAAAAATCGAAAAGTGTTAACACAGATGTATAACGATGACGGAACAATGTTTGACGCAAAGACAGCATACCCAAAGCATGACGGTATGAAAGTTATGAAAGAAGACCAGAAGCAAAAGCAGATGGGTATTGTTTCAAATTTGATTACCGACATGACGCTTAGGAATGCTCCGGATGAAGAACTGGCGTGTGCTGTTAAGCACAGCATGGTCGTTATTGACGCCGTTAAGCATGAGCTTGATTATCAGCAAAGCGAAAAAGATAACCATATTGCGGAGCTCAAGGCCAAATGGCAAGAGCATTACGATGTTGTTGAAGGCGAGATGAAGACTAGCGGTGCGTCAACATTATTAAGTCGTCGTAAACAAGAAGTTGCAGTTCCTGAAAGAAAGGGCGCTGCCAAGATAGACCCGGAAACTGGAGAAATAAGTTATAATCTTAGTGGTAGAACTTATAAGACAGACGGTAAAGGTCATCCGGTATTTAAGCAAAAAGACGGAACATGGATACGCAAAGATAAGAAGAGCGGTAAAGTTACCGTAGTACCAGAAGACCAAGTTGAGGATACTATTGCGACAACGAAAATACCGATTACGGAATATGTGACAAATTATCTAGGTGGCGACGTTAGAATGCTGTCTAGCGGCACTCCTCAAGAAAATGCGTATGCTGATTATGCTAACAAAATGCGAGCTCTTGCTAATAAGGCGCGCAAAGAATATGCGAATACTGAGGACGCAAAACGCGATCCGGAGGCAACCAAGAAATATGCGACCGAAGTAAAGAGTTTACAGGATAAGTTGCAGAAAGCTGCAGCTAATGCACCGAAAGAACGTCGTGCTCAAGCGATAGTTGCGGCTCAGCTAAAGAAAGCCAAAGAGGCGGATCCAAATTTGGATGATGAGCATAAAAAGAAGCTCGGAGCAAGACTAATAACAGAAGCCCGCGCACAAGTCGGTGCTAATAGCAAAGACGTAAAGAATTTTGATATTACCGACAAAGAATGGGAAGCCATTCAAGCACATGCAATATCGAGTACGAATTTGCGACAGATATTGAGATATGCAGATGGAACAAAGGTTAAACAATTAGCAATGCCTAGAGTAAATAAACTGTCCGATGCTAAGATAGCGCACATTAAAGCTTTGAGAAGAGCTGGATTCACTGCTGCTGATATTGCAGAACAGACAGGTGTTTCTACTTCAACTATATATAAAATAGGGTCATAGAGTGCGAAAATAGAGGTGAGTGATTAGTGGCTGCATATATTACTACAGTGGACAACCCTTATAGTCCTGCTACTCAGTTTGAAGAGTGGCTGAACGAAGATATGCGCAGAGGCTACAACTCATGCGCTTATCTAGACCGAATAGCAAAAACTAACGATAATATGAGTTTGGAAGAATATAGAGCCGAAATCAATAGAGCTATTGACGAAATAGTCATGTATAATCCAGACTTATATAAGAAAGTTATAGCTTAAAAAATATGGTAAAAGTGAATAGATGTGCAGTATAAGTATAGCTAAAAGGAATACAAGTGCTGCACATCTATTACTTTTTGCCTATAAAAGCGTATAAAACATGGTATAAAGGAGAAAACACAATGACTATTTATGAAATGGCCAAAAAGAATTACAATCGCAAGCTTTGGACAGACGATATGCTGGCGAATCTCGTATCTAAGGCTAAATTGACAGTTAGCGAATACAAGGAGATAACGGGCGGAGAAATCGAAGACCCTACCGCGACAAGCACGATAATTGCCAAAAAACTTAATGAGCTCAGCGCAGCATGTGAGGACGCGATATCTAGCGGCGTGGATGTGACATTGTCTGACGGCACTACCGAGCATTTTAGTTTGGAAGACACTGACCAAACTAATATCGAGAGTATATTTAACGCCGTTGTACTTGGAGCTACCGAATATCCGTATCATGCCGATGATGGCGCATGTAAGATGTATGCGGCAGTCGACATCGTGAGTATTTATGTTGCTGCGAAAACGCTTGTGACGTATCATACAACATATTTTAACGCAATGAAACAGTGGGTCAACCGACTTGAAACAGCAGAAGAAGTTCAGGCGATAAAATATGGTGATGAGTTACCGGAAGATTTGGCTACAAGTATGAACGAAATAATAGCCAACGCACAAGTGCAGATGAACGCGATACTTGCGAAATTACAAAGCTAATTAAGGAGATGATAACTTGGCGAAAAAAGTATACATAGGCGTGAACAATGTTGCTCGCCGAGTTAAAAAGATGTATATAGGCGTCAATAACGTTGCGCGAAAGGTTAAAAAAGCTTACATTGGCGTCAATAATGTGGCGAGATTGTTTTATACAAGTGTAGAACCTGTTACTACATCTCTTTCGGTAGCTAGAAGTGGTATGGCTTCTACGAGTAATGGCAGTTACGCTTTGTTTGCAGGAGGATATAATAGCTCTGGCGTATCTAACGTAGTTGATGCTTATGACCAAAGTCTAGTAAGAATTACGCCGACGGCTCTCAGTGAAGCTAGGACGTCCTTGGCGTCTGCAGTTGTTGGAAATTATTCAGTATTTGCTGGTGGTACAAACTATTCGTCGGCAAGTACTACGGTAGATGTATATAATTTGAACTTAACAAGATTGACTCCGACAACCCTTTCAACCGGTCGTTACGGATTAGCCGGTACGACGGTTGACAGCACTTACGCTGTGTTTGCGGGAGGACATACTGGTGCAGCTATATCTAGCACGACGGATTACTATAATAAAACGCTTTCCCATGGTACTGCGATTACAGTTTATTCATTTGTCTGGGGTGCTGCCACTAGCATAAGTTATTACGGGGTATTTGCTGGTGGTATAAATAACAATACGATTTTATCTACCGTAGTATTTTTTTCGAGTAATATGGCTCATGCTACCAACACAAGTCTTAGTTCGCCAAGGCAACTACTATCCAGTGCTAATATTGATAAATATGGCATATTCGCCGGAGGATATGGCACGTCAAGTATAACAAATACGGTTGACGCATTCAGTTATTCGGGCACATCCGGCGCGATTTCTTTATCTGGTCTTTCTACTGCAAAATGCAATATGGCTGGAATAGATATTGGAAATTATATGGTCTTTGGCGGTGGTTCGAATTCTAGTAACGATTTAGCTACTGTAGACGCGTATACGTCTGCAGGAGTAAAGATAAATACTGATATAGAACTTAGTAAGGCTCGTTCAGAATTAGCCGCTGCAAAAATTGGTGAGTACGCTATATTTGCTGGGGGAAGCAGATTAGCGACAGTCGACTGCATTACACAAGCGTTATTAACATCGTAAAAAGGAGAAAAAATATGCGAATTCTGGAGAAATACACAGGTGAAAAGACATATATGTTCCCAAATGGGGATATTGCAACGCCGGAAAAAATCGAAAATGATTTTCCAGCAGCTACAGTATTTACGCACATCATCGAAACCGATGAGGCTGGAGAAGTTTGTTTCGCGGTGCAGAACTTAAGCGCAATGCGTAGCGTGTACGAGATAGATTCAACGCTTAGTGAGGATGAGGCGATTATCGCATTGCAAAATAAGATAAACGAAGCGGTTGAGTCGGTAGCTAGCCCAGAAGAACGCATAGCTGCGGCACTCGAATATCAAAATGCTCTTAGCGAGTAATTAAGACTGTTATAAAACTCGGCCGAAAATGCAAGCAGTTCAAGACGATAGGTTAACCGACGGAGTTCTTTTCTCCTTTTCCGGAATGCATTTATTGTCTCGAACTGTTTGTATTTTCGGCCGAGTTATTTTGTATTTTCTTTCACGGTGTGCAGTCGGACAAGCGTTACGGTTTCCTCCTGAATAACTAACAATACTCTGATGTGATTTTCTCCTTTCAATTTTGCGGTTTTTGATAGGCATGATTTACCTCCATTAAATTCATTGATTCTTGAAGATTATCGAAAGTCGCTGCACACTGTGAAAGAGAATACAAAAATATTTGTTTTTAAGGAGAATAGGAGTTATGAAATATGAGGAAACGCAAGGACACTATAGAGACTGTCACCGTCGACAGTCCTTCTATAAATACAGCCGATCGTATAACAAAGCTTATAAATAAAAGTTATGATGCGGTTGAAAAACGAATAGATGAAGGTACCGCGACCGCACAAGAATTATGTTATTTTTTAAAACTTGGAAGTCAACGAGAGCAAAAAGAAATGCTGATCCTCGAAAGTCAAGCAAAGCTTTACAATGCTAAGACAGAAGCTCTTGCTAGTGTTAAACACACAGAAGAGCTTTATAACGAAGCTATAAAAGCAATGCGTAGTTACAGCGGATATGACGGTGATAATAATGAGACGGACATATTCTGAGTTAATACGGTACGCGACTTTTGACGAACGCTTTAATTATTTGAAGTTACACGGGCATGTTGCAGGAGAGACTTTCGGTGCTGACCGATATTTGAATCAGAAGTTTTATCATTCAAAAGAATGGAAAGAGCTACGTCAAAAAATAATACTCCGAGACAACGGCTGTGACTTAGGTTTTCCGGGTTACGAGATACATGGTAATATATACGTCCATCATATAAATCCTCTAACTATAGACGATTTATCTGTTCTTTTTACAATGGCTTGCGACCCGGAAAACCTTATTTGTGTAAGTTATGAAACCCACAATGCTATACACTATGGCACCGAAGAATATTTAAAAGCAAAAAATATTGCAGATAGAACGCCAAACGATACTTGTCCATGGAGGAATCGGTAATGAATACTAGTATACTTGAAACTATAAAGAAGATGCTTGGTGTCTCCGAGGATGAGTCCGCGTTTGATACCGATATTATAAATTATATAAACATGGCGCTACTAACTTTAAAACAGATTGGAATCGGTCCTGATAGCGGCTTCAGAGTTATAAACGCTAATGATTATTGGAGCGATTTCATAGATGATGAAACGATACTCGGAACCGTGCAAAGTTATATTTACGCAAAGGTAAGGTTAGTATTCGATCCACCGTCGAGTAATGTTGCAGACGCATTGAAGAATTTAATCACAGAGTGTGAGTGGCGTTTGAACATAGAAAAAGACCCATGGGAGGACGAAGATGAGGACACTTGAGTTTAACGTTAAAGAGCTAAAATTAGAAAAAGTTAGTAGCTGCGATTTTAGCGGAATAGTGCCCGGAAGCAGCGGTTATTTAAAGGCAAGATTCCGTTTCGATAACACATGGGCTGGACTGACGAAAGTCGCTGTGTTTTCAGAAAGAAAGTATGAATCCGCTGAAATAATAGAAAAAAACGAGTGTGTAATACCGGATAAAGTATTGGAAAGAAAAACTTTCGAAATATATGTAGTCGGAAAAGATAAAGTTACCGGCAGTAAAATAAAAACTAATCGTATAGTTATAGAGCAGGAGGGATAATATGGCAACAGTAGATGAACTCTTAAACTCAGCTAGCGATAGTAGTGACGAAGTATTTAATACTGTCGATGGGTATAGTACGGTTAGTTATATTGATGACTACGGTCCTGTAAACATAGTAAATCGTCGAATATCGGATTTTAGTGAACAAATATTAGTCGAAGGCGATGTAAGCAGTCAATATATATTATTTGAGACAGAACGTTATCAGGACGGTATTGACTTAACCACTAAAAAATTACGTGTTCATTGGGAACGTCCTCTAGGCGAAGATGAAGAGGAAGGAACTATAGTTGGCGATAATAATGCCGTATATAATGTCGTAGCAAGCGATGAACACATACGGTTTGGTTGGCTAATACCAGGGGCTGCCGCTATTTATGATGGTTTACTTAAAGTTATGCCCTATGCGTACTCGACAGACGGAACCGGTTTTGATTACGTACTTAAAGAACTTTACTGCGAATTCGAAATACATGTCGGTTTAGCTTTAAGTGGCGGTATAACGGAGCCTGCAAACGACTGGTATGAAAGTTTCGTAGCGGAAATGGATGCTAAAGTTAACGCTGCGAAGAATAGTGCTAATAAAGCGGCTACTAGTGAAAAGAATGCAAAAGCATATGAGGAAAGTGCAGCTGATAGTAAAAAAGCAGCTGCTATAAGCGAACAAAACGCTTATAGCAGTGCGAATGAAGCTTCTAAGAATGCTCAAGCTGCGGCCAATAGCGCTTCTGCTGCAAAATCCAGCGAGACAAATGCTTTAAAAAGTGCTCAAACTGCGGCTAATAGTGCTGACGAAGCAAAAAATAATGCAACTTCTGCTGCACAAAGCGCCGAGAAAGCTAGAAAAGACGCCGAAGCTTTAGATGATAGATTAGTTATAGTTTCAACGGGTGTTTACGTTGCTACAGTAACGATACCGGTTAGCGGTTGGACTGTAAATAAAAATTCTAACGGAAACGCAGAGCTCACCTATCAAAATGAAATTGAATTAAATGGCGTTACAGATAAATTTTATCCTATAGTAAGTTTAGATGAAGATTCGCTAACGATAGCAGGAAACGCCATGATGAGTTCTATGAGTCAAACGGAATGGGGCGTTGTTAGAGTGTTTTCTCAAAAAATACCTAGTGCCGACATGAACGCGGATATTGCTTTACTGTATGCTAATCCGAGTAGTACCGGTGAGTTATATGAGATACCGCCTGCTACTACCGAAACATTAGGTGTTGTTAAGATAGGCGAAAATGTGAGCGTAGAAGCAGATGGCACTATAAGTGTTGATAAGACTCTTGACGCGGAAACGCAGGCTATGTTAGACGATTTATTTAATAAAGTGAATGGTTCGACAGATACTGAGTCCGATAACACGACAAGCAACGATACTGAGCAGGGAGGTACGACTGGCGAATGAGCTATGATGTACAAAAAACAAGCAGACTGAGAGACGTACAACTGCTTGGTCAAACAATAAAACCTAAGATTGAGACTCTTGATGAGAAGGTAACGACTCTTGAAACTAATGGCGGACAAGCGAACGTTATTGAGAGCGTTAAGGTAAATGGCGAAATACTGGCTATAGATGAAAATAAGGCTGTTAATGTTGTTGTTCCTACTAAGACCAGCGACATTACTAACGACAGTACTTATCAGACTGCTGAAGAAGTAACGGCTACAGTAGAGGCTGCGGTATCTAAAGCTGGTCATGCTAGTTTTGTTAAAGTTGATAGTGTCCCAGCGGTAGAAGATGCAGTTGATAATGTTTTGTATCTCGTAATGAATGATGGTACAAAGCATTATGACATATACGCAAAAGTTGGTGAAGAAGTAGTATTGATCGACGATACTACTGTCGATTTAAGCGATTACGTGCAAAAAGAGACCGGAAAGGGTCTCAGTACAAACGACTATACCACTGCCGAGAAAGAAAAATTAAGTCAGATATCGGAAGGTTCTACAAAAACTGCGGCTTCTGCGACAAACGGTAATATTATTATAAATGGAACTGAAACCAAAGTTTACGAGCATCCGGCTCATACTGCTCATGCTTCAGGTTTATGGAAAGTTACTGTAGATGAACTTGGGCATGTTAATGATGTTGCTTCTGTGACTAGCGACGATATAACGCCGTTAATACCTTACACAACCGATGCAGAAACTAATGAAATGATTAGTGAGATATTTGGTTAAAAAAAAAGGGGGGGGGCTAGAAAACTATGAGTTATGATTTGACCAAAACTGCTAGGCTTAGTGATATAAAATTATTAGGCGAATCCATCAAAGCGAAAGGCGTAGGAGGAACAGGCGGACAAGGT